TCAACAGTAATCAGGATGTTCCGCCCGCGATTGCTCCACCACCCGCCACCGACAAGCAGAACGGCAGCACGGTCGGACCTGGGACGAGGAACGCGCTCGAATAGTCCAGCCGCATAGTGGCTCCACCCGCTTTGGGCACCTCAATACAGACAACCGCCAACCATACTTCTTGCCCGGGTGCCGGTGGGGTTGCTATTGTGATGTCTCGCGGGTATTGGAATTCCCCCTCCGTCGAGGAGGGCGCACCGGATGCAATGCCGAGAACGGTCCAGCCTGCCGCCCCAACGCCCGCGATCGCCGCATCGCGCAAGTATGACAACGCGTCCTCGTCGCAACCATCGCGACCGAGGTTGACATATGGGGTGTCCGGTGGCGGGTTCTGGTCCGCCGGTGGCGGGTCAGGTTCGGGACTGCTGGCAATGGCAACGTAGTTGCCCATCGGTCGCCAGAGGACGACGATCTTCGTGTACGTCCAGAAGTCGGATGCTGCCACATACCTTTCCCTCACGGCGCACCGGAAGCCGCGCACCGATAGCGGCCAAGCCAAACCATCTACGTATCCATAATCATAGTCCTCGCCGCCCAAGGGCATGCACCAACCGGGCGGAATGACTTGCGCCCCGGTGACGACGCTTGTCGCCTCATCGACGGTGACCCCGTAGTCAATCGCCCCGCGAACATTCCAGACGGTGTAATAATCCGTACCCGTAGGCCACACGTTAGGAACGCGGGTCCAGGCCGAACCATCCCAAGTGTAAACCGCGAGGCTCGAATCGCGGTCACCCTGCCCGCCGATAAACGACGCGCGTTGGAGGTATGCGATCTGCGCGGACAGTCGTGCGCTCGTCATGCCGGAAGTCGCCGCCTTGACCAAACACGGTTGGACCGAGTGATAGTCGAAGCCTGACGAGGTTATCGGGTTCGTATATCCAACCCGCGCCAAACCGTGCCCCGTCGGACGGAGCGAGCGCAGATGTATATAGGCATTGCTGAACCCGAGCACGAACCGCTGCGCGAGGACCGCCCCGGGAACATATGCGCCCGGCAAACCGGTCAGCTCGTAGTACGGGCTGGACGATCCCACCGGGTTTTCGACCAACCAATACGCATCCTCGGGAATGACAAGCGAGGGAGTTTCAACGATGCGGTAATCGTAATAGGTGTCCTCGTAGAATATGCCGTTCCAATCCCTGTCGCTATATAGCTCCGTCACTCCCGGGGCGTCGTATGGAATACAAAACCCGTGCCGGGCGGGGTCACATTGCCCCGGAATCGCGGTCGCCCCGTAGACGATCGGATTCCACTTCGGCCATTTTGTCCACCCGGGTTCCGACTGGCGTATCCACGATTCATACGGGAACGCGGCCCCGAGTGTGACCCGTAGGAGCCCCACGCTAGGCCCCGCCCGCCATGGGAACCCAAGCTTCCAGCACACCGTCGGCGTCGGCGTCTGCGATCGTTAGCTTCACCAGTGTTCGGTACCACGTCAATATGGAGTCTGCAGGTCGGCTGAGTGGAGCATTCCCACCTTCACCCATGATGCCATAAGGAACGAGGCTCCGGTCATCGTGACAAATCAAGACAGGCTGGGTGGTTGCCAGCCCACCAGACAGGCTTCCGCCTTGGATGCGCCCCCACCCGATCCCGTCGGCCCATTGTGCTGGCGAATCGTCAGCTATGTTAGGCGGTGCTGGGCTTGGTGCGTCGGGTGGTGCAGCGATTGTGATTGTCGGTGTTGCAACATAACCACTGCCCGCAGTAGTTATGGCGAGAGAAATCTTGCCCTTGCGGACGACCGCTGTCGCCGTCGCCAACGTTCCGCCACCATCACTCGCGTCGATGGTGACCGTCGGTGCGGTGACGTATCCACTGCCAGCGTTCGTGACCGTGACGCCAACGACCTTGCCATCGCGGATAAACGCGGAGCCCGTCGCGGTCACCCCGGACGGAGGGGCGGAGAAGGTAACGAGCGGAGGCGTCCCGGTGACCGCACCGTACAAGGTGCCGCATGCTGTGATATAAACCCCGGCCACGCTTCCGCCGTCGGCCACCGTCGGCGTCAGAACCGCCTGCGTACCGCCTCCGGGTGGCGCACTCACGGTGACGACAGGGGCGGTTGTGTACCCCTGCCCGATGTTCGTCATGCTGACGGTCGAGACTGCACCTAGCGACAGCGAACACGTCGCCGTCGCCCGAATTGGTGAATATATCCAGTGCGTCGGCTTCGCTTCACCGACCTTGCGCTTGATACCATAGGACTTCGGGGCGGACGTGATGAGCGTCTGCCCGCCGACCGCGAGAAGCTGCACCCACGGATACGACGGGGTCGGAGCGACCGAACCGCCACCGGCAAATCGGGACGGTATGCCCTTCATCTGCCGCTGCAGTTCGCGGATCTCGGCTTCCATGTCCATGTCAGAGCCCTCTGGTTGGCTTGGGTTGCGTGGTTCCGGTCTTCGCCCCGGGTGACGCCTGCCTTGGGATGTTGCCGTTCTGTGCCACAACCGCACCCTTGCCACCGATGCTGAGCGTTGGCATGACCCGACTCGCGGTCCAGGTGACGCCTGGGGCGAACAAATCCCACGAGACCCGACGCTGTGCCACTGGTATGCCGCCAAGCACCAACGTTCCAACGACTGGAGGCGGTCCAGCCGTGCGGACGACTTTAACCTGACTGATTATGGTACCGGGCAGAGGCGTCAATACGTCAACGCTCGGATTCGTCCACTGCAGCGTGCCCGAGTCCGTGAGGAACCAGCGCTTGAAGCCATCTGCAAGATCAGCGATGTCGGGTCCATTGTCCTTCCTACCGGCTGCAGCGAGGACTGTGGTGGTGGCGTTGGTCAACCCGACGATGGTGTCCTGGATGATGTCAGTCCGTCGCATCGCAGGGCGAAGGCGCGAAATCCCAACACGTGGTGCATCGGTCCTCGGTTCCGTCCCAGCGGTCAACCGCGAAGCACGCCAGTTGAGATAATGCACGAAGGACAGCGTCGCACGGATGGTGTTGCTGTCATCGATCTTCGCTTTGATTGCGACTGAATCAGCACCACCTCGCCCAAGCGTGATCCCAGCCATTTCCTGTTCGACCTGGACTTGGTAATCCTCGTGTGCGAGAGTGTATGTTCCCCCCTTGAACCACCACACCAGCGGACCAGTAGTCGGGGTTTGTGGAGAGATTGGCTTGTCACTCGCACCAGAGAAGTCTGCACCGGGGCCAAATGGAAGAGTGCGCAGGATGCGGAGTCCGCCATACGTGCCATCTGGTGCGGTTTGGTTGCCAGACAGTTCGCCAGTTTCCTTGCCGGTGTCCAGTGCGCGGGTGTTCGGGATTCGGTCGATGCTGCCACCACTAGTAAACAGACCCCAATCACGACGCATCACGAATCGACGGAAGACAGCGAGGATTTTGCTATCGACGAGACCTTCGCCGGTCCTCCCGTCCCAGGTCAGGCGATCAGCACCAGTCCATCCCTTCGTGCCATCTTCGAACGACGCGGCATCAAAGGTGACGGTTGCGATAAACTCACGCGGCCCAAGGTCGAGGAACCAGCGATCGTTGGTCTGCGTCCCGTCAAGGCTGGCCTGCCAGTCTGTGCTGCTGTTCGTCGAGACATCAACCTCGCTACCGGCTGCTTCGAGGTCGATCGGCACGATTGACACGAAGCCCGAGCCAGCGACGCCTGATTCACCTGTGGTGGTGTCGAGGCGGAAAGTCCGCTTGACAGATGGCGAGAGGACCTGCGCGATGAAGTCGAGGACTGACTGTCCTTCAACTGACCACGTTTCCTCATAGGTGAGCAGTGCGTCGAAGCTGGTGTCGAGCTTGATCGGGAAATTGTTGAGTCGGTTGCGCGTGATGTTGAGGAACGTGCGCAGTGCTTGGCCCGCATTCCACTTGTCACCGAGCGGACCGACACCGGTCCCATGCAGGTATACTTGGTTGACGGTCTCGGGCGTCACAGTTACGAGGCTACTGCCACGATCTTTGCCACCACCTGCATTGAAGTCCATGAAGCCACAGGTTGCCTGGGTGGTACTGCCCCCAGCCGGTGAAGGACCACCAAAATCCTCGCCACCCTGCTGCGTCCCAAGCCAATCAGTCGGGTAGAGAGCAGCGAGGACAGACGCAATCCCGGCAAACTGGTAGGTGGTCTTGCTGCCCCACTTCGTCCCGGTGGAAGGGTCCCGCCGCCCATGTGCCCCGACTGTCGCGATTGCTCCAACCCATTGAACCGACTTGGTTGTTGGATAGTTGTCTTTCAACACCAACCGCACATACTTACCAACGAGTGACAAGTCGGGCAGTTCGTTGACAACACTGGCTTCTGCGTCACCAGCGTAGGTCCCGATTCCGTCCTGGCTGCCGAGACAGGCCCAGGTCGGCTGCTGTGTCCACGGACCAGCAAGGGCGGAGGAGGTCTCACACCAGACGAGCGACTTCTCAACGTCGCCGCTGTCTTTTTTGTTTGTGTAGTCGAAGGTTATGCGCAGAACCAGGACGCCACCATTGGTGGTGCCTGCCTTGGCTTGCCATTCACCGCTGACACTCGCGACGATCAGGTTGTTGATTGTGCCGTGTGGGTACACGACCGACACGATCTTCCCGATATGTCCACCAGCCTCGGCCAGTCTGCGCTGCGCGTTGACCTGTGTGCAATCAAGCCACGCAACGATCTCACCACCGTCTTTCCGTGGCGAACCGCGATAGCGGTATGCTTCGGCTGCGGTGGCCCAGGCTTTGAGGTTTCCTTCGGGAACGACAGGGTACGGGGTCCCGGTTGCTCCGTTGTAGGACAGACCACCGATCGTGACGCTCATTATGGGACCCAGGTGTAGGGGGCGACAAGGTGCCACTCACAGACCGCGATGCCTTCGCCCGCGTTGCCAGTCCGTGCTGCCCGGTGATCAGGCACGACGTCGGCCACGAAGCACACGACGCCACGAAACAGCACGGCTGCACCGAAGGCCGAACGGTAGTCTTCCGCCTCGGCCAGTGCTAGAGCCACAGTTGCAAAGCTGCGCGAAGTCTGAATCACTGAGACCTGACCAGTCGCGAGCGAGGTATCGTACACGGGTGGTGCTGGGTCGATGCTGATCTTGACCACACCAAGCGCTGGCTTGAGGATTCCCTCAGCCGTATCGACTGTCCAGCTTCCAATGGTCTCGCTCATGGGCTGGTGCTCGGTTCGTCACCGTTGAACCAGGAGCGCCAACCAGAATAAGCCTTGGTCTTGGCCTCGCCCTGCTTGCCGGTGGTTTCCTTGATTGTCTTGTCGAGGTCAACAATCGACTTGGTCAGAGTGTCGGTACTCTGTGCGTTGGTGATCGTCGCCTTGATCAGAGCTTCCTGCTCGACCGTGCCGAAGCTGCGCGTCGCGTCACCGATCGTGCGTGCGCCCTCAGCTAGGACCGGACGTTCCGCCGCCCGCAGTGCTGCCTGCTCTGCCCAGGCTGACTGTGTGAACGAGCGATTGAGACGGTCAACTGCCTTCGACCGGTCACCACTGGTCGGGTCCATGAGGTCAACGATCGCGTCCGCCCGACTCATCTTCTCTCGCGGGCCTGCGAAGTTGTAACCACCGACAAACTCACCACCCCCACGCATGCCAGCCTCTTCTGTAGAAGCTCGGACCGCATCAATGTCGGCCTGAGTTCCGGTATCGGCTGACAACCGATCTTTCGCCTGGGCAATCGCCTTGGCAACGACGTCCTTGGTGATTTCAACACCAGCATTCCGCGCAGCCTCGAGGATTCCGACCACCTGCTCTTGATTTGGGGCGGAAAGATCACTCTCGGCAAGCTGACTGGCGAAGCCAAGCTGCTTGGTCGGGTCACCGCCCGCAATCTCTGCCACGCGGTCGATTCCTGCGCTGGTCGCGCCGGAGGCGGTCGCTCCGCGCAGTGCCATCCCGATCTTCATTGCCGCCCCACTGATGCGGTCGGCCACTGCGTCGAGCCCAGCGACCCGCGCCTTCCCAAGATCGACAAGTTGCTTGCCCAGCGCATCGACTTCGTCGGCTGCAGCCTTGGCTTCCTTGGAGAAGATGCCAAAGATCGTCGATGCGGCAGCAACACCAGCCGCCACCAGACCGACCGGACCTGGGACCGAAGCGAGGCTCGCGGTCAGGGCGGTGATCTTGTCGTTGAGATTGGTTCCCTGCGTCGCCATGAGGGCAAACGTGGCCGAAGCGTTGCGGATGACCTCACCGCTCATCATCCGCTTTTGCAACACCTCCATACTCTTGCTGACCTTGTCAGCGCTGGTACTCGCGCCAACCATGGCGCGTGCACCCTTGGTGGCGCTTGCATCCAGCTTGTCAAAATCGGCTGAGGTCTGGTTCAGACCTGGGGCGTTGACTGGTACGGTGAGACCCGACATGGTCAGACTCCTTCGGGCGCACGACCGCTGTTGATCACGAAGTCACAGGCAATCGCGGTCTCGATTGCAGTGAGCGGAACCTCGCCGCATCCAGCAAGAGCGATGCACAGTGCACGCCTGCGGACGTCGGCCTGTGCTACGTTCCCGCTGTTTGCACCCATGGCAGCAGTGCAGATCTTGATCAGCGATTCGCCGTCATCATCGGTGAACCACTCGTCGATCACGCCGCCTGTGGTCACGTACGAACTGGCGACCGCCTCCCTCGCCACCGTCGCGACGATTTCACCGGGAATCTCAGGGCGCAGGTTCCTGCGCGATGCTGCCGCCCACTGGTTGCGGAGTTCGAGCAGGTCGAGGTGCCATGACTGACACTTGCCAAGCAAGACATCGATCGGGCGGATGAGGACAGGCAAGATCACCAATGAGGCACCAGCCTTGGTGACCACGGTTTCGCCTCGCCGGATGTCCACTCCCGGTTTGAGACGCGAGGCTGGGTCGATCACGGCTTAGGCCGGGGCTGCGTAGCAGCGGAAGGTGACCGTATAGGACGGGCTGCCTTCGATTGTTGGTCCGCTGCCCTTGCTAACACAGACCGCCTTGGCAAAGACGATGTTGACCGGGCTGGCGGTGACGCCCTTGCCTTCAGCACGAGGCTTCAGCACGAGGGTGAGACCGGGCGAGGCGGCAACGTCGCCAATCGCGGGGGCGGCTTCGTATCCGAGCTTCGTGATCGTGACGGTGGCAGCGATGCGATCGACAGCGACAAGCTGCACGTCCGGATCGTCTGCAGTGATGTATTCTTGAGCGCTTCCACCCTCGTCGATGGAGGCTGACTGCACGTCCGCAATGGCTGTGACGCCATGAGTCGCGGACGACAGAAGATGGACGACACAGGCCATGGGGGTTCTCCTGTGCGCAGTTTATCGGTCGAGCCCGACAAAGGAAGCTTCGCGTCTACGCCCTTGCCCGTGGCCCAGGTGCGCCACCCGGGGCCACCGTCCCGGCTTTGCCAAGGAAGGCCGACAGGTAGCGGTTGGCTGCGTCGAGGAACTGCTTCTGGTCCTGCTCGTTCGGTTCGATCGGGCTGCGCTTCGGCATCTTCGCCGTCCCGGTGTGGTGATAGATCGCGTAGAACGGGCGGTTAAGCCAAGTGATCACGAAGGTCTCGGGTCCGGTGCGGGTCACTCGTGCGCCCTTGCCGCTGATCGAGTCACGCAGCTTGCCGGTCAACACCAACATTGGCAAGCCCTTGCCCTTCGGCACGACGCGACCCGCTGACTTGATGCCCTTCTTGAGGTCCTTGGTGTTGCCCTTCTTCCAGCCTGCGTACTTAGCCGAAAGCGGAGCCCACTTGTAGCGACCCTGGTTCCCGTCGGTGAAGTGCTGCCTGACGATGGGCTCGGCTCGGAACCCACCGTTGCCGTATTCCTGGCACGCGAAGAAGACGGCACGGGCAAGATCGTCCTTGACCTGCTTGATCCGCTTCAGCCCTGAGAGGTCGAGGCCCATGGCGGAAGTATACCCGTCGGGGTGTTGTGACGCCATACTTGACAGGCTTGCCCCGAGTGCTAAGATGCTGTCACAACACAAGGGAACACACGATGACCAAGACGATCAAGCCCAGCAAGAGCCAGCAGAAGGCAGTTTATAACCTTGCCCCGACCTTTGGCTCGGGCCTGCACTGCACCCGCACCCTGGACGACTGCGGGACCTACTGGCTGACCGTCGAGAAGACGCCCAGCACCAATCTTGAGAAGGACCTCGCCGCCCGCTATGGCTGGATCGCGATCAGCTACCTGATCCGCCGCAATGGCAAGGTCGAACGGACGACCTGGGACCCCCGCACCGAATCGATCATCTGGTCGTACTCGACCCGTTACCCGAAGATCTGAACCACCCCACCCACCACGCCAACACAGGAACACACCATGACCAGCCACCCCGCCTTCGCCGTCCTGATCACCTATCCGCTGGTTTGCCCCAGCACCGATGCCATCCTCGGCTCGGCCACCAGCGTCGATTGCCGCTTCGCCACCAAGCGTGAGGCTGACGCCTACGCCCAGCGCATGAACGCCGACGGCGAGGAATGCAGCTACAAGGTCGAACTCCGCCCGTTCCGAGAGGGCGAGACCGAGATCAAGCGCCCGATGCTTTCCGCTCCCGAACTGATCGCAGACCGCTACGCCTTCGAGCGTGACTTCGGAGCCCCGGAATGGGCTCTGTGATCCCAACCGCACACCAACCCCCGATACAGGAACACACCATGCCCGCCAGCCAATTCGCCATCAGCTTCGTCCCGGTCGATCGCGCTGAACGCTACAGCGAGAGGAACGCGCAAAAGCTGACTAACGCGATTGCCAAGATGCGCCGCGATGGGGCGGTTGATTCCGAGCCACTGCTGCGTTCGCTCATTCTCGAACTGAACCACGTGGGATCAGTCCTGCAGGCTGGCGGGGCCTGCGACCGTGTCGGAAACTAACCGCCCACGGGGTCCGAGCCCGCACATTCCAGCGGATCTCCTGCTTCTGCCCGACTACGTCGTGCGGAGCAGGGGGCGACGCAAACACCTGATCCCAATCGACAAATCGAAGGTCCCGCACTGGTGCAACGGCGGTTGCTGGTGCAAACCCGACCAGTTACCGAAACGTGACGACGGACTGACCGTCTGGAAACACAAATGAAACACCTACGCCGCAGGACTGGCAAGTTGCTGGCCCCGCTGTTTACTGGTGGCATGGACACCACACCCACCGACAAGATCGAACCGAAGCCGTATGAACCGACCAAGGAGGAACGCGACGCCCTGCGTTCCGCTCCCGTCGGTCAAGCGGTCGAAGTCGTGACCACACCCGACGGCAAGAAGGTCGCGATCCTCGGTTAGCGTTCGATCGGTTCGAGGTCAACGAACCAGAGGTCGCCCGTCACTTCGCTATTAGCGGTCTTGTTGACGCCCGTGATTTTCCATTTCTGGTCCTTGGTCACGAGTACCTCATCTTCCGAGTCGTACTCGCTCATGCTCTTGATCGGAGCACCAAGCGTGTCCTTCATGCGGAGGATCACAGCGTGTTTATTCTGGCTCCTGGTGGCAAACCCGACCGCTACGCCGAAAGTGTTGCTAGTTGACGATACCGCACCCATACCGACTTCGTCCGACTGGAGGAAGGCGAGGGTTTGTTCGTCGGTGAGGTTAGACATGCCTCGGTACAGGACCTTCCAGCGTGGCACTCGCTCCTGCGCGGCCAAACCAGACAGCAGGTCCTTCCGGTGTTCGTCGGCCATCTTGGCGTACGACATCGCGAGGGCTTCCCGCTCGCTCAGTCTCTCGTTCTTGAGCGGACCGACGTCGCGTTTCGCTCCGTCGATCATGTCCTTGGCCACCTCTTCGAGTGTCGCCCCACGATCGAGCATGCGGATATAGCGATCGTAACCCTTGGTGAATCTCTTCACCCCGATCTTCTGGTCGTCCGTCATCTGTTGCGCCAGTTCGCCGCTGTAGTTCCGGTTGCGCCTGACTTCTTGCGCGTTGTCTGACCGCATGCCGAAGACGGTAGCGTCCTGCTTGGTCAGCTTCCTCAGTTCGTCGATGGTTTTGGCTCCCTTCCATTCCGGACCAACCCCAGGCAGCGGTTTGAGGTCTCCGGGTTCTAGGTACCCTGCTTTCTGGTACGCCTTGCCGGGTGGCTTGGTGGTACTGCCCAGGACCGGGACTGGCAGGGTGGTTGGGGCTGTCCTCGGGACGACCACGGGAGGGGCCACGGGAGGCACAGGGACGGCAGGTGCCACTGGGACAGGGGTCGGGGCCGGAACTGTCTCCGTGGGCACGGACGGTGCCACGACGGGCAAAGGAGCAGGAGGGGCTGGGGCGGCGGGTGTCACTGGCTTCTGGACTTTCAGACTGGCTGGCGACTTAGCCCCCTGCTGCTCGGTTGCTAGGGCCATGCGAGCCAGATCCCGGGACTCGGGCAGCCCCTTGCCGGTCGCCTTCTGGATCGACAGGGCCAAGGTCGGCAAGCGATCCTCGACAGGGGCGGCCATTGCCGCCTTGACCAAGTCATCCCAGGTCGGGACCTTGTCGTCGAGCCACTTGCCCCACGCCTTGGCTTGGGTGGTCGGCTGCGACGGTGCAGGAGGCAGGATCTTCTCAGCCTCGCTGCCCGGTTTGGCCACGTACCGGATGAAGCACCGGCAGCCGTAATCCAGGGGCGGAACTGGTGCCGACACGTCACCCACCCGCCAAACCGTCCCATGCAGGGCGCGATGACTTGGGCGGACGCGGTCGTCATTCTGAGTCAGGAACTCGTACCACACGACGTTGCTGTCGAGGTGGCCTTGATCGATGCCCTCGGCGTTCTCAATTGAGAGCGCTGCCTGCAGATCGGTCGTGGTGACAGTGACCTCAGGCATTCTGCACCATCCTTGTCAGAGCAATGCCGATGGCCCTCCGTGCCGCTCCCTGCCCAGCGACCCACGATTCGGCCACGGCATTCGCTACTTGGTTCGCAGTCTTGCGGTTGGTGTCCAGGATCGCAGGTGGCAGAGTGCTCGCGTCACCAATCGCGGCAGCCTTGCCAACGTCGCCCTCGACTGCAAATCGCCATGATCCGGCAATATGCGCTGCAGTCTCTTGCCTTGTGTTGCCCAGGATCGGAAGCTCGGCCAGCAGCAGGGCTTCCTTCTTGTCAGGCTTGATCACGGTCTTCTCAGGCAGGGCTTCGTTCTGTGCATCAACCTCGGCCATGAATCCGGACACGACAGCGACACCCATCTGTGTCACCACCAACACAGCCAGTGCGGATTCGGTCGAGGCGAATGCAGACGACAGCTTGGTCCGGACGGCAAGGAGGTCCTTCCTCTGCTCGTCGAGACCAGCACCAGAATCGCCCGAGACAGAACGGATCGCCGCGATCATCGCGTCGGTTGATGCCGTGGCGAGGAGGTTGATCGTCCGCGATGCCGCCATGATGCCAGCTTGGTCGGCACGCTCGACCAGCTTTTCGGCTTCGTCGTTGGTCATGTCACGCCCGGTAGCGACGGACTGACCCGACCCGGCCTTCGGCCTTGTTGGGTTCGGGGGCCTTCCACCACTGGATCACGCGCAGTTCAGCCGGGACCCATTCACCCGTGGCCAAACCCTCGAGCCCGTTGGTCCAGGATTCGGAGAGCGACTGGACGTAGGGCCACTGGCTCGACGCTTGTGGATAAAGCTTCGCCCCCAGGACCGATGCCGCACCAGTGACCGCGAGGTCGGCCAGTGAGGGCATGGCGAACGCGACGTTCTCGATGTCCACCTCGTACGAGATAAACACCTGATCGTTGCGGTTGAGCGGATCAACCAGCGTGATCTGCCCGGTGGTCAAGCTGTTGACGGTGAACTTGTCCTCGGCCATTTCGACCGCTGCACCGGGTGGAGTTGGCATCGACAGACCACCACGCAGGTTTACCGCTGCCAGATAACCAGACCGCTCCCATGGGAAGTTGAGCAGGACTGGTTTTGAGACGAACTGCTGCGGATTGCCCGCCCACACGTGCGTCCTGCCCAGCACCAGCGGCAGCAGCTTGGCAAAGACCTGCGTCTGGTTTGCCGTCGCCCGTGATTCGACGAGCATGAGGTCGGGACGCTGGATTGCGTCGCGCAAGGTGGCAGGCATCGCCTGGACGATTTCGCGCACGGCATCTTCGAGGGCCTCGGTCAGCGCTGCTGCCCCACCAAATTCGTCATCGGTCGGGACGTACCCGGCCAGAGCGAACTTGAGCAGGATGTCGGCGTTGTCGGCACCAAAGTTGTTGAACATGGGTTATCCCCTTCCGGTAGTGGATAGCAAGCGCTGTAGCTTGTCAAGGTTGACCGGCTTGCCGCGAAGTCTCTGAACCGCTGTCCACACTCCGCCTTCAACCTGTTCGACAGCACTGATGGCTTTGACTTCAGTACCACCAGCAAGAGGATCAGCCCTGTGCATACGTTCTGCGTGGTTGCTGATCGACTGCGCGGCCTTGCGCAAGAGCAGGACCAGCGAGCCACCTACGATGACCACACCCGCCAAAATCGGCAGCCAGCCCCACGACAGACCAAGGAGCAGTGCCGCCCCACCAGCAGCAGCGCAGGCTGCACCAATACCCTGCGTCAGCTTGCCCAAGCCATACCACCAACCCAGGACCGAAGCCCCAGCAGCGAGGACCAGCAGGGTGATACCAGCCGCAGTCGCCCACCAGCCGAGACGGGCACGATCCTCCGCGATCGCTGCTGCCCGCCCACGCTCTGTCCGCGATTCGTCTTCAGCACGAAGCTTGGCCTGCCTCGCGTCTTCCGCCTCTGCTGCCTTGGCCAGAGCATCCGCTCGTGCTTGGGCAGCGGCAGCATCGGCTTTGCTCATCCCGCCTTCTGCTGCTCTGGCCCGGGCTTCGGCAGCAGCAACAGCAGCGACGGTGGCGTTATCCGTCGCGGTGTCACTGCGACCATCGGTGGCTGCGTTAGTGCGTATCTCAGTGTTGCAACCTGCAAGCAGTACAAGTACTAGGTAAATACCGAATAGCCGAATGGGTACGTTCAATGCGCACCCACCGACCGCGTATTGGAAAAGATCACCCGCCACGAGGCGACACCCGATCGGTCGGGACCTGTGGTAATTCAGAACTACTGGGAGAACGGGGATCACCCTTGGCGTGATGGTGCGGTTGATAATCAACGGCCATGCAGGGTCGAGCGTCCAGCTTATCGAGCAGTCGCGCCAAGACGGCATGCTGCTCACGGTTGAACGATCGATTTTCTCTGATTTCAGTCACGAGGCGGATTGCGATATCCTTTATCTCGTGCGCATGTTGGTTGGCTTGTGTGTTGATGAGCAGTTGTGCTGCTTCGATCTGGCTGTCTCGTTTAGCAACCACAGCTTCGAGCGTGGTGATCCGAGAGTTGAGCGCGAGCAGATGCATTTGTGACAGCCACCTCAAGACATATATCAGCCCAAGGATGGTGGCGATTGCCAGCCCAACCTTTTCGATGATTGCAGGAAAATCCGTCGGTATGATAGCTGGGTCTGCCATAGTCAAACTAGTTCCAGGAGGCGAGCCCGCATGGCTTCCTCGCTGTTGAAGGTTTCGAGGTTCGCCAACGAGGTGTCCATGCGTGTATTTGGGCAAACATACCCGCTATGCACGATCGGGCCTTCGTGAACAATGAACCAAACGACGGACTCGGGGTGATCGATAGTCGGCATTAGAGTGGTCCCCCATCCGTGATAGTCCATCCCTTGCCCCCACTACCAGTGGCAAGGATGAGGTTCTTGCGTGCGTTCGTAGCGAGACGGTCTTTTATGCTGTACTTGGCACTGCCACCACTGAATGACTTGCTGACTGGCAGACCAGCGAACTTCGTACCCCAGGTCAGGGTCAGCGTGCAACCGCTCCCGGTGCCACCCGTCGTCGCTGCCGCGTTGGCTGGCTGCGTGTCATAGTTACCGGAACCACGATGCAGAGTGGTGGTGAGGACCGCCCCGGCTCCGTCGATGGTGGCGACTTTGATTTCTGCCGACTTGCTCCCGACTCCGAGCGTACCACCAACCACAGTGAGAACATCCCCCACGGTGTAGCCAACACCACCAACAGCAACAGTGACAGCAGTGACCCCGGTACGGGTCGCGGAACCATCACCGCCCCCAGTCCATCCCACAATATCACTCAAGAAGTTGCTGTAGTTGTCCAGGCTCCCACCGTCGAACATGGACGCCTGCCATGCGGCTATCGCGTCGCTGGCGTTGCCCGCGAAGCTCGTCCCGCTGGCGTTGTTCCATGCTTTGATCTGCATGACGAGACTGGTGGTGGAAGCCACACCTGTGATTTCCAGAACATACCACCCGCCGCCGACGTCAGTCACGCTCACCGCGCCATTGCTGCTTTCAATGGCCCCGGTCGAGAGGTTGACATAAACATCAGCAGTGATCGCGCCGGTGCAGATGAGTTGCCCCCAGGTGAGTTGCAACGCCCGGAGCGCAACACGAACCGTGTACGCAGTTCCGTTGACGACTGTTTTCGTCTGCTTGACGCTGTGGTCGGTGCTATTGGTCGCGGAGGGCCGAAGGCTATCGGCGGTCGTCGAACCGTCCGGCGCGGCGGTCGTGTTCGTCGCGACGGTCAGGTTCGTCTTGGTCCATGCAGCGTTGTTGAACTCCTGCGCGTTCGTTACGATGTTTGCCGGGCTTCCGCCGAGGTTCATGTCTCCCGCGTTGAACATATTCGCGAACCCGCTCGACCCCGAACGCATCCACCATGCGCCCAGGTTCTGTTTGAACGCGGTCGCACCGTTTAGCATGTTCTGGAAGTTTGCGACATTCTCGACGTTCCACCCACTTAAGTCCCGGTTGATTGGTGTATTGCGGAGCATGTATGACATGTCCGCGCAAAAGCTCGTATCCCAACCGGCGATGTCTTGGTTGAACGGGGACCCGCTGAACATGTACGCCATGGAGTAAACCCCACTAACGTCCCAGCCCCCTATCGGCTGGTTGAACGCGGTATCCTTGAACATGGCATACATCCAATAAACTTTCGACGTGTCCCAATCCTTGATGGAATCACTCCCGCCATTGTTGAAGTTTGTCGCCGTGTTGAACAAGGTGAACATGTTCGTGATGTTGCCGACGTCCCACGCTCCGAGGTCTTGGTTGAACGCGGTCGCGCCCTCGAACATGGAACTAATAGAATCGACCCCACTGAGGTCCCATGCTTGGTTCCCGAGTCCGGTCAACAATGCACACGCCAGGAACGACCGGCGCAACGAGGTTGCATCCGTCATGTCCGGCGTATCGGTCGCGGTAACGACGAGGTTCGCGCAACCTTCCCAATGCTGCTCGCCGCCCGCGTTCCCGATAGTGAACCGCCACCCATTGCCCCACTGACTGAGTGTATGCGGCTTGAGCGTGTCCCCGGTACCCGCGAACTGCCAGCCCCAGCAAACGCCAAGGATCGACACGGTATAGACGCCGGGCGCTGCATAGGCGTGATCCGTCGCGGCGTCGTTCCATACCGTGATCGCGTCCGTGTTGCCGTCGCCCCAATCCACTTGGAAGTCGTACGCCCCACCCGTCAGGAGCGGAAGCTTGAAGTGGTCCGCAGCAGTGCTTCCCGCTGACGTCTTGGTTGTATCGACCGTGAAGATCAACGGTGTGTAATCGATGGAACTGACCGTTTCGTAGTCGGTCCTGCTGAACGTGTGTTCGAGCGAAAGGCTGATGTCAAGAGCAAAACCAAGCGGGGTCGGGGTCAGTTCACCGAACGACTCATTACCAACAGTCATGTAGTCGGAGGCGCGGATGCCAATCAAGGCAGTCAACGCGATGGCTCGGGCGAGACTGTCCGCTGCTGACCAGCTTGGTCCGTTGACGTGGATACGCACATTCCAGTTGCTTGTCATCGTGCCACACCCATCAGCAGACTGACGATCCCAAGTCTGGTCACCAAGCTGCCAGATTTCAATCATCGGGAGTCGGCCACGGTGCAGACCACCGACATAACCCTGAATGTTGGAACTGACAACGCGGGGTGAAGAAGTCGAACCCCACACACCACTACTCACACTTGCCGCACCTGCCACTGCTGCTAAACGACAAGCCCCCAGCAGGGTATCCCGCTGGAGGTCATGTGGTGTGGTGATTGACATTGTAGGTCTCCCCCTAACCGGGGTCGTGAGTGTTCACGCCCCGGCAGGGGCTTGGCCTACCGACTAGCCAAGCAGCTTGACGGCCAGTTCCGGACGGCGGACGACCGCACCGTAAACCAGGGACAGTTCCCACTGGCCAGCGTGGTAGCCCTTGTAGTGAGCCAGCCGCAGAGCGATGCCCGTGACCGGATCGCGCACGATCGCCACGCTGTTCGCGGCGTCGCCTTCGGGGGCCTCAGCGGGCGGACGGATGGCGAGGACCATCGCGTCGGGGTGCACCAGCAGGTTGCTCCGGTGAGCGGCGTTGATGGTCACCGTGGCAGCATCAGCCACGTTCTCCAGCAGGCCCGCGTTCAACACGAGGTTGAAGCCCGTCAGGCTGGTGACCGTGTACTTGAAGTTGCCGATGGTGACCACGTCACCCGCGAGCAGGGTGCCGGTGCCGGTCTTGAGCAGGATGGCCTTGGCACCCTTGACCTGCGCACCGTCGAGCACGTAGTTGGCAGCGGTGCCGACCGGGGTGTGCGTGCTGATCTGCTGATCCCAGGTCATCTGGAAGTTCGACAACATGCCGAAGGCAGCGGTCGCGAAGCTGGTGCCGGGGGGAGCTTCGAGGGTCTTCTGGAACTGGTCCAGCTTGATCGCGGCAGCCCATTCCTTCGGGCCGATGCAGCCGATGCGACCGATGTTCGGGCATTTGGCTTCGCTCAGGGTCTGCCAGCCGTCGGCCAGGATGTCGGGGTTCGAGGCGAAGGGGTTGGTCCCAGCCGCACCGACACCGTAGCCAGCCTGCAGGTTGTACTTGCCCCAGATATAGGCACAGACCTCATCGACCAGGGTGCTGATGCACTCATCGACCTGCATCAGGCGGAAGTCGGGGCCGCGAGCAGCGATCGCCTTCCAATCCTCGCCAGTCAGCGAGAAGCGCGAACCGCGATACTTCTCGATGGTGAGGGTCTTCTTGGTGGGCTGGGTGCCGACGAGGGCGGGCGGGGTCGCGCCGGGCTCGACATCATAGGCAGCCTGGACGGAGGAGGCCGGGAGGTCGATCGACTGGTTGAGGCCAGCGGCGTCGCTCGACGGGTCGCGGACCGCGAGGTTGGCCAGAGCGCCCTGATTGCGCAGGACGCGCTGCAGGGCCGCGATGATCGTGGGGATCAGGACGGCGAGGGTATTGGGAGTGACGGCCATGGGAGTTCTCCGGTAGGAGGTTGGTTTGGTTGGTCAGGAAGAGCAGCAAGCCTGGATCAGTCAACGACCTTGATCTTTCCAGCCACCACGCCTGCGATCGTGTCCTTGTCAGCAGTCGCCAGATCAGCGACTCGAATGGACCCGAGCGGGGCTGTTCCGCCAGCCGGTCTGCCACCGTTACTGTTCGGAACCTTGACGGCCTGGAAATGCGGTCGATCCTTGAGCCAGTCAGTCAGGTAGCTATCCGCACCCACCGGCTGCCCGTCCTGTCCAACAACCGGCTTGCCGGTCTCGTCCAGGACAACCACCCGCCCGCTCTCCACGTTGTACGTGGCACGGGCTGCGGTTAGTGACAAAATATCACCGACCGCCTTGTCGTCAAGATTGGGGGCCAACCGCCTCAAAGTGGTCTCCATTTCGCCGCGAGCGATCCGCTTGGTCAGAGTGGACAGCTTGCCGTTGGCCTCAGCAGTGAGGATCTCCTTGGCCTTGACGATTTCACCGTCCTTGGCCAACTTCATCGCTTCCTTGTCGCGAGATTCAGCAGCAGCACGTTCCTCCGCCGCCTTGCGCTCGGCCTCCGCCGCCCCGGCCTTCTGCGCGAGGCTGGTCCGTTCCTCATTCTCCTTCTGGCGAGCAGCGAGGATCTTTTCAGCGTCAGCCTTGGGGAGTTCGATGGTGACACCACCGGGCAGCGTGACCTTGGCAGTCTCGGGTGCTCCACCAGTCCCGCCACCCGTGTTGGGATCGGGGTCCATCAGGACAGTGTGAAGTGAGGGAACGAGTGAACGCAGCATATGCTACTCCTGTGCCTCTTCTGCTTTCGCAGACAGCGCCTCGGCGTCGGGTTTGACACCGGGCTTGGGGTTGGTTTCAACTTCTCCGGGGTCGTCTTTGTCTTCGGCTTCGATCGCCGCCTGGGCTGCAACCATCTTGCGTGCTTCGGTCTCGTCGATCGTCGGGAATGCGTTGGTGATCGCAAGGATCGCAGCCTCAGGGGCGAGCGTCCCGGCAGACACAGCCGACAGCAGTTCGACCAAGCTCGCGATCTGTGCCCCGTTGAGTGCGGTGTCCTGCACCTTCTCGACCGGAGCTTCCGTGGTGGCTCGCTCGACTGCGCCAACATCGGCAGGGTCGAGATTCGGGAACGGGTTGCCCGATTCGAGACCAGCAGTGCGAGTGGCCTGCTGACCGAAGGATTGGCGCAGTTCTTCCTTCTCGTCATCATCAAGAGGAAGATTCCGAGTCGCGAAGCGCTCGGCCACCTTGCGGCGGAGTACAGGTGGCAGCGCTGCGTTGCTGACGAAGTCGATCATCGACTTGGCTTCAGCCGCGAAGTCAGGCAGGTCCGCGTCCTTGCCCGAATAAACCGCCTTACCCGGGTCATCGACACCCCACGCCTCGGCCAATTCAACAGCGAGTTGGTTCTCAGCTTGTTCGCACGATATGGCCAGCGCTGAAACGATCGTCACCAAATCGTTGTGTCGGAATGCAAGAGCGAGGCCCGACTCTGCCGCCTGTGCTCCGTTATTGACAATTCCCGCCTGAGCAAGCAGGTTGTCCTTCTCGTCCGTCACTGATGCTCTGATGCTGTCCGCCTGGGCCGGGTCTGCGCCGATCATTTCCATCTTGGCTGCGGGGTTAGGCAGGCACAGAACACGGGTGTTGCCAACCTGTACGTCGCTGACCTGCTCTTCACTCACACCCATCGCAATCATCTGGCTGAAGGTGACGTTGGTGATTTCTTCATTGAGCAGCGACAACAGATTGACGATGGCCTGCTGCGACTCGGCCAGCGGTCCGGCCTGCGAGTCACCATCGCTGGCGTTGATTTGGCCCATCGGGTCGAAGTTTGGCTTGAGTCGCACCACCGGCATGCGTTCGTATCCGTGCTTCACCGGGGCTTCGATTCCGGTGATCTTGATCACCCCGGTCTCGATTGATCCCTGGTCGATGGCGAAGTCTTGACGCTCAGTCTCGCCCCACCAGCGCAGAACCTTTCCACCCTCACCATCCCACAGAGTGAGGATCTCGCTCAGTGATTGACCACAAGTCGTCCAGTTCACGACAGACGAGGCCCCGATGCGGACCAGGATCGGACGCGTGCCCGCTTCCTTGATTGCAGCAGCGGTAGAGCGCCCACTGTCACTGACCGCACGCAGAACATCTGGGACGATGTAGGTCTCGCGTTCAATCTGAGCCAGCAGTAGGGCGTCCTTCATGAACTGGTCGAGCGAGGTCCCCTTGCCATCGGCGTCGGCCACCAGTTCGAGGAACAACTCGTCAGCCTGCTCATCGCGCTGTGGTGTCTTGCGGAAGACGAGGTCGTTGTATCGACGCAGGATCGTCCCGACGAAGTTGCGGGGTTTGGTCGTGCGCAAACGCCGCTGGTATGAAACCGCCTCCTCGCGTTCGTGCTGGATCATCACTGGCAGTCCGCTGGCATCACGACCACGGATGTAGTCGCGCCCGGTGCGGAAGCTCAGTCGCCAGAACTGTCGGGCGACTTCGTCCGGACCATATGAGGTGTTGGGCTTGACTTCGCCTACCTGGGTGGGCCGGATGGAGGTGCTCATAGCGGAAGTGTATCGACCTTGACTCTTGAGGGAAGCCGCGATCAGAGACGTATACCGCTGGCCTTGAGTTTCACGCCGGGCTCACCATAAAGGTCCCACAGCAGGTAACCCAGAGCGTCGAGTATGTGGCCCCGTTTGCCGTCTGATCCAGCGTCATACCCACTCGACTTCCGCCCCGTCCGGTTTAGTTCTTCGATCAGACGTTTGCAGCGAGGATGGATCTTCAGCCGGATTTTGCCTGATCCATCAAGCAGCAACCTGCTCACGTTGTTGATACGGGCATTGATCGGCGGATTCGCACCAAACACGTTGCCCGTGATTGCCCACTGACAGGCCCGTGCTGTCTGGTTGAGCACTTCCCACTGTGGATCACCCACGGCTGTCCGGTTCTTGCTGCTACGGTCAGCGTGTACTTCGATCTTCGGGCGAGACAGCCGCATTCCGCGTTGGTCCCGGTAATGGCCCCACTGCTTCTCATCGCACAGTCGCACGGCTGTATCGACAAGAGCGAAGTCCTCAACCACCAGTTCGTCGAGAATGGCAAAGCTGCCGTCGGCCTGCTCCTGCCCGACGATCCAGCACAGAGGCGAGACGTTGAAGTCGGCACCAACGTGCGTGGTCTCCTGATTCTGCCATTCAACCTCGCGGACGTGCTTGTCCTCCTTGAACGTTGGGTGTGCACGATCCCTCGTGTACGAGACTGCCCGACCGTCGAGGTACTGTTCAGCCAGATCAGAACCAATGGCCCGAGCCAGATCCTTCGCATAATCGGGGTCCAGTGCCGGGTTGTCCCGCGTCCGCCCGATGTAGTACCGGTGGTTGCTCTTCGGCTCGTCCCACCAGTCGCGTTGCACCCAGGTCTCGACACCCTCGGGCGTGGTCGTGATCAGCGCATGCAGACTCTTGGCCTTCTTGTGTCGCAGGCGACCACGGATCTGCGTTGGTGCGTCACGACGCGGGTTGTCAGGCGAGGACTGGATGCGTGCTGCCTCGTCACACCACAGATGCCCAACCTCCCAACCTGCGATGCGGTCGGGCTCTTCGCACGATACAAGCATGATCGGCCTCCCATCAATCAGCAGATGCGGATACCGGATGGTGCCACCCCCATTCGGGTACGACTTGACCTTGATGCCTGCTTCTTCGGCAGCCGCGATCAGTTCTGGCACGCATACCCGCCACAGATCACCATAAGTCGGTGCCACCACAGCCCCGGGACTGTCGGTGTTGAACAGGTGCAAGATGATCAGCTTCCTCGCTCCAGCCCAGGTTTTGCCCGAACCCATGCCACCTTGATAGAGTGACCACCCCGGCATGCAGTCGGTGAGGAAGTCATGCTGCACGATCTGGTTGCCTGCCCAAACATGCGTCTTGTCACCACTGCTCACGGGCTGGGTTCGCCTGTGTGGTTGGTGCCAGGGACTTTGAGCCCCGGGATGATCAGCAGTGGCCGAGTTGGCACGTTGTCTGGGTCGGCTTCAACTGATTCATGCCAGCGGCAGCGCGTCTTGGTCCAGTAGATACATGCCACGACATTAGGTGGCAGACGCTTGGTGATGTTGCCTTTCTTGTCCTTCTCGCACCAACCGACCGCAAGTTGCGCCAATGACGCGATGACCTTGCCGTTGATGTCGCTGATACCTTTGGTGTAGTCGGCTTGATGGTGTCGCTGTGCGACCTCACCACTGATCCCGAGTGTGGCCCCGATCTGTGGCCACGTGAGCCCGTAACCCGCCAGCTTGCCGACCAGCTTGCGTATTGCCGGGGTTGGTTTGTAGGGTACTCCTATTGGCATGTCCTTTTTATACAATGACGCTTGAGACATGCAACACATCGTCGCTCTACCTTGACCTCTCCGAGACCCCTTGCCAAGCCGAATACTTGACACCTTGGCCCTGGTTGATAAGATGCCTTCACAACCAAGATGGGCTGATCACCCACAACACGATCAAGGAGCCTCCCATGGCCAAGTCCGCCCCCAAGTCCGCCACCCTGGTCATCGAAAATGAAGAGACCACCCTCGCCCTCATCGCTGGCACTGACCTCGTGATGGCCAAGGTCCTTGATGACCAGAGCGAAATCCTGGGATTCACCGCTCTCACCAAGTGGCTGTCAGACCGCCCCATCCTGGTCGTGCAAAAGCTGATCAAGGACACTGGCAACGCTCAGGTCGAATCGATCGTGGTCATGACTGCTGACGAAGTCGCTGCCATCGACAAGCCCGCCAAACCCACCAAGTCCGAGAAGAAGCCCGCCAAGGTCAAAGCTGCCAAGACTGAGAAGAAGCCCCGTGCCAAGAAGCCCGAAGCCTCGGGCATCGAGCGTGATGCCAGCACCGAACAGGGACTCATTGCCAAGTATGGTGAGCGCATCGTCGAGGGTTCGGTCCGCTTCGAGACCGACGGCAAGTACGAGGGCAAGCGCACAGTCGAGATCCGCTGTTACCAGTTGCTTGTGGCCGAAGAGGACGGCTCGGGCTACGATTGGGGCGACGACTTCAACGGTGAGACCCGCCGCATCGCCACCAGCGACCTGTTCCAGGTCTTCGGCACTGAGGCCGACCACCACGAGAAGCGGAAGGCCGATCGCCGCTACGCTCACAAGATCCGCGCAGCCGGTCTGACCAAGTGACGGCCTGACTGCCTACGCAGTCCACCACGACGACCCGGGCAATTGCTCGGGTTTTGTCGTTCGTGGCCTCGTCCTGTCACAGGGAAACACTCGAAGCCCCGACCCTATGCCGACGTGCCACCCGGGGACTCGACTGTCACGGATGGGCCTTCCTGCAAAACGATTGAGCCCCGGCGTTAGGCCAGGGCTCTCACGTGTTGACTATCCAGCGCTATCCTTGGTCAACCTCAGGATTTGGCCCCGCTGGAGGGGGGACCACCACGACACACGGCATGGCAGCGATCGGGGGGCGTTATTTTCCGTCTTCGGACCGTAGCCGTGGCCCCCTCCAAAGAGTGATCTGGCGCGGACCTGTGACGTGCGGTTGCCTGATCAGTACTGGACCACGCTGGTCTTTGCCAAGTGTCAGCCGGTGGAACAACCGGCGTTCCAAAATCAGTCAGCAGCAACGACCGGAGCAGGCAGTTGCTCGAAGCCCTTGTACGCCTTGACCTCCGACTTGCGGAAGACCAGACGACCCTTGACCCGCAGTCCCGGCAGTCGCTTCAGCCGATAGTGCCTACGCACAGTCTCTTCTGCGACGTCAAACAGCTTGGCCACCTCAACCGCCGATAGGACATCGGCGTACTTGACCTCATCGGGCTTGCCTGTGCTGACTCGCTTGGATTCCCAGACCAGCCGTGCCTTGCTCGCTTCCTCGAACTCCTTGGCCGACGTGCGGTAGATCTCCAGGCAGCCGAGCGTGTTGCGACGCGCAATCAGCCTCCCGATCCCGACGAGCTTGCGGATGGTGAACCCACTGCTGCTCGTCCTCTTCGCGAGGTCGTTGATTGTGACGAAGTCCGAAGCCCTGGCCGATGCGGGCGGAGTGTTGGGCGGCTGCGGCAGTCTCTTGATGTTGGCCATATGCACACTCTAGCGCCATCATGCCCGATCATCAAGGTCCGGTCCGTACACTTTTGATATTTGTGGTCTGCTCCACTGTCATTGATCAGCTTGACTCAAGGTTGACAAGCAAATAACCCTACCAGATATATGTCACTTTTCGACGGTAACAGGTGCGCGGCGTATGCGTGTGGAAAACGTTTTATTTATATATATATTAGGGGAGAGATATATCTAGGTTGAAGGTCGAAGTGTCTGCGGAAGGTCTTGAACAATCTATGCCATACGGTACTATCGAAGCCATGAGCATCGCACCTCTTCCCACAACTCCCACACCACCAAGCCAGCCAATCAACTGGACCAACACACAGATCAGCGTGTTCCGTGGTGTCTCGCCAACACCTGTTCAGGAAAACGGTCTCGACCGTGTTCTCGAATGGATTCGCACCAATGACAGACTGCGCGAGCAGGTGCTCACCATTAGGCAAGCTGTGGCAGCAGGACAACCGGCCAAGACCATCAACAACCTCAAAGCTGCTCTCCCTGGAGCGACATTTGGTGGCACGTTCACATATCGCAACCGTGAGGGCGTCAAGGTCCGCAGCGGTCTGGTGCTGCTCGACTTCGACAAGGTGTCTGGCGCAGTCGAGACCCGCAAGCGCATGGCCTTCGAGGACGAACACGTGCTTGCTGCCTGGGTCAGCCCATCAGGCACCGGCATCAAGCTCCTGGTTGAGTTCACCTCTTGTGGCGAAGGTGAGGACCAGGATGAAGTCCACAAACTGTGCTTCCGCTCCGCTGCTGACTACTTCAACCAGAGGGACAGCCTCGTTGCCGACCCTGCTGCCGCCGACTGGACCCGCCTGTCCTATTTGTCCTTCGACGAAGATCTGCTCGTCAAGCCCGCCGACTTCGTCCCGGTCGCGTTCCTGCCCGCTGTCGAGCTTGACCCTGCCGATCCGAACAACGACATTGCCCCGACCGAGCCCGCTCCGCAACCGGGCAAGTCGAAGAAGAAGTCGTCTCAGCCCAGGTCGCTTGCCGAACTGGACGAGGTCCGCCCCGTCGTCAATCTCGGTTGGGACGCAAATAGCTGCCCGAATCTCGAAGCCGTGCTGCCAGGACTGCCCATTCACGCCGAGATCGTCTGCCAAGGCTGGCTGTCCACCAACTCCACCGACTGCCTGCGCGATCACAACCCACCACATGGCCCGCCGAAGAAGCTGATCGGACCGGGAGCCCGCGACCACCTCGTGTCACGCTTTGCTCACCACGTAGGCGAACGTTACGACGCGGACATCGCTGGCCCGGCGGTCGAGGCGTTCGTCACCGACTGCATCCTGTCGGTTGCTGGCGACGAGTACGAAGCCGAAGAGGTGGCCAAGCACAAGCGCATCGCGAAGAACAAGGCCCGCGCAGCGACGCCTGCAATCATCACCCCCGGTGCCACCCCGGCCAATCCTCGAATCTCCATGCGACCGCCGAAGGGCAAGGGTTTGCTGGATGACGCACGGCGTGAGAGCCACAAGCCTGAGAACAACGATCCCATCACGATCCTTTCGTCATTTGTTGATGGCAAGACACCTTTCAGTGAGAGAGAGATTGCCGACGCCTTGATGGCCAGTCACTTTTCGTACAAGGGAGGTGAGACCAAGCTGCTCCTGACCTATGGCGAAGTGACCTATCGCTTCATCAACACGCAGTGGATCAGAATCCACGGCTCGGATGGCGTGCTGGCCGAAGTCATGGAAGTGTTGGGTCCGTACGGCTACCCGAACCGGATCATGGAAGGAGTAGCCAAGTGCATCAAGATGAAGTTGTTGTATGACGGCTCACACTATGGGCACCCACGCCCACCGTGCCGCATGGATCGCCCCGATCACCGCATGAGCCAGATCCTCTCGTTCACCAACCGTCTTGAGTTCGTCAGCTTCAAGGGCTCACCCGAATACAGTGAGGTTTGCAGCCCGCACTTCTTCAGCCCGTTCTCAATCCCACACCCATACAACAGCAAAAACACCTGCCCACAGTGGCTCAAGTTCCTCGACAACGTCTTCAACGGAGACCAGGAACGGGTCGCCCTCCTGCAGGAGTGGTTCGGCTACTGCTGCATGCCGACCAACCACCTGCAGAAAATGTGCCTCCTAGTCGGACCTCGACGCTCTGGCAAAGGCACGACCGCGACGATTTTACAACGTATGCTCGGCTCCGATCTGGCGACGCAGATCCTCTCGGATAGCCTGTCGTCCGACTTCATCCTGCAATCGTTCATCGGCAAACTCGCGGTCGTGATTGACGACGTCAACGAGGGCGGGAGCAAGAACGCACTGGCTTCTGCGATTGACATGCTCAAGTCGATCACTGGCAGTGACACGATCCAGACCAATCGCAAGAACAAGGAGTACGCGCAGTTCGACATCGCGTGCCGGTTCACGTTCACGACCAACAGCATGCCACGCATGCCCGATGATTCTGGTGCTCTCAAGTCGCGGTTCGTCGCGATCTTGTACGACAATGACAACACCGGCAAGGAGGACATCGGGCTGCTCGACTCGTTGACTGCTGAAATCGAAGGCATCCTCGCGTGGTCGATCGTTGGCCTGCGACGGCTGCTTGTCAATAACAAGTTCAGCGCGACGCCGACGACCGAGAAGCGGATCGATGATCTGCTTGTCACCAGCACCCCGATCGCTGCCTTCGTGAAAGAACACGTGCTGTCTGCTGATCCGGTCGACTTCGTTTATCTCAACGACTTGTACGCAGCCTTCCAATCTTGGTCTGGTGACAACGGGTACCGAGCCCCGATGGCGAAAGCAGCGTTCATCCACAAGATCGTCTCGATCCAAGGGCTCAAAGCTGTGAGCGGAAAGGACCACCTCATGCGTCCGATCTTCTACGGTATCAAGCTTGTCAACACGGACGGTGTGCCATGAGTGACCAACCCGCCACCCCCACGCCCGCTCCCGGCGTCAGTCCGCTGCACGTCATCGCCTATCTGCGCTGGCGCACCAAAGCAGAGGCGATGACTAATGACGAACTGGCCCGCACCCTGCTCAAGGCGACCAGCCCGATCGGCAGGATCGGTGAACTGTGCGAGATTGCAGCCGAACGCCTGTCACCTGGAATTGTCAAACGTATGGCCGATGAGGACCCGACCATTTGCCCGGTGTGCTACGGCAAGATTGCTGATGACGCGTCGATCGAAGTCCCACCGGGCGGCAAGGTTTACCACCGCACCTGCTATGACAACACCCGTCCGCGAAAGGGATCAAATGCCTGACCTCACACCCGAGTCGTACTTCGTCTGCGCTCCGTACGCCGACTGGCTTGCTGATCCGGCCTCGCATGGTGACGGTGTGCCATACCCGACCACGTTGACTGAATGCCCACCCTGCCGTTGGCACCAGTTTGTTGATGGTGGTCAGCCCTCCGCAGATGGTGCGCGTTGCCCGCGCTGCGGAGGTGAGACGACGATCATCCGCTTCGCAGTCTGACCTGCTGCTGGCTGGGTGTTGTGCTGGGTACTTGACAAGCTTGCCCCGCTTGCTAAGATATCTTCACAACACCCAAGGACCACCAGCCATGACCGCCGCCCGCAACATCAGCCTCGCCACCATCACCGCCGACCAGTTCGAGGCCCTCGCCCCCTCGACCCGCAAGAGCTTCATCTGCCGCCTGACCGGCACCCTGCTCACCAATGACTACGCCCGCGTCACCGGTCGCGAACTGACCGTCGGTGACTGCAACCGCCTGCTCGCGATCGCTGAGTCTGCCCAGGACAACAGCAAGTCTGAAGATGTCCAGGTCTGGGCCGAACAGATCTGCAACCACCTGCACAAGCAGTTCGGCGTCCTCGCCCCGACCACTGCCGCCCCAGTCGAAGCCAAGCCCGAACTGATCGCGATCACGATTCCCGCCCAGGATGCGGACGCTGCCGCCCGTGCCACCCGTGCGCAGGAAATCGAAGACACCGAACTGGTCGAGCAGATGCACAACCACCCGATGGTTGACCGTTTGGTCGGTCGCTTGCACGAAGGCCTGTTCGAGGTCTGCGCTGAGGTCCTGCGTCAGGACGAGGAAGGCAAGACCGACGAAGAGATCGACGCCCAGTTCGAGCGTATCGAACAGTTCATGCAGAAGGTGCTGGCCAAGATCGGCAAGGGATTTGCCGGGGCCTGAGCCCGGCCTGTTGTGCTGACTACTTGACAGCTAAGCCCGACCTGATAAGATATTTTCACAACACCCACGGAACACCAGCCATGACCACCACGATCATCAACGCCGACCGCATCGCCGCCCAGCCCATCAAAGGGGCTCTGATTCCCGAGTGCGAGTACCTGATCGAAGGCCAGTGGTGGTTGCAGTTTCGCAACGGTGGCACCTTTGCCGAGTACAAAGCGATGCCCGCTGCCGTCCGCTTCGCCGGTCGCGACTATGTCAAGGTTGGTTGGAACAGCGACACCTTCACGGTCACTTACAAGCACAGCCGATACGCCCGCGACACCTCGGTGATGGCACCGCTCGCCCGCTGATCCCCGACACCCATCAACACACCCACATACAGGAACATCCCGTGAACATCAACAAGACCATCCTCGCCAACATCCGCTCCGCCCACGGCACCGCTGCCGAGCAGAACGTCGCCAACTGGTTCAAGCAGTTGGGTTCGGTTTTCTTCCAGGCGGAAAGCCCGGTGCCTGAGTACGGCACCTGGGCCTCTGGCATGCTGTTCGGCATGCAGATGTTCCTGCGCATGCAGGGCCACGACGCGATGACCGCGCTCAAGATCCAGGAATACATCTGGGGCGTGTGGCCCTACCTCGCTCGCGAGGAGGGCATCGGCTGAGGCCGACACTGCCCATCTTGCAACACCCGCACAACACACTAGGATCACTACCATGGTCGCCCACGCCGCCCCCACCAAACAACAGATCGACGCGCTGATCAGCATGATTCGCGCCGTCGGTGACGCGATCCGCGAACTCGGGTCCGTCCCGTCCGGCCACCTGTACGCGAGGCTCTGCGGACACCTCGACATCAACAGCTACCAGAAGGTCATCGACGCGCTGATCGGGGCCAAGCTCGTCCGCCGCGATGAGAGCCACCTGCTGACCTGGATTGGACCCAAGTCATGAGCGACATCACGATCGACGACCTCAGTGACGAGGAAGCCCGCTCCGTCCGTCGTGGCAAGCGCAACCGCCTCGACTCCTGTGAGGATGGCTGTTGTGGTGGTTGCCCGTCCTGCCTCGAAGCCCATGGTATCAAAGAGGACGACGAATGACCGCCCGCCACGCTCTGGCCGAGTTCTGTCCTGACACCCTCCGCCCGGTCAGCAGGGCGGAGGTTTTGCATCGGGCGGTCCGCCGTGCTGCGATCGAACAGCAGATGGCACACGTCGCTGCCACTGCCACCCGCGAGGCGACCGCCCGTCGCGTCTGCTTTGTCTTCCTTGCTTTCCTCCTGATCGCCACCATCACAGCCCTACTGAGGCACGCATGACCGCCCGACTCCCCATCCGCACCAAAATCGCCCGCCCGTCGATGCCGTCCGCCGATCGTGACGCGCACGAACAAACAATCACCCTGACCCGACGGGTCGAACACACGATCGGGGCCAAGACCTTCGTCTTCTGGTACGGGGCTGGCGTCCCGTTCTGCGGTGTTGGCTGCCACATGAAGGCTCTGGCCTACGCGAGGAAGATGGCTCCGATCACGCTGCGCAAGGCGATCAAGCGGTGAGCAGTCGAGTGCGGTTCACTGTCGAGGAATTGAAGACGGTTGAGCGGTTCATCGAGCGAGTGAACCTGTCCCACCCTGAAGATTCGTTGGTCCTGCGATCCTCCGATATCAGAGCGCTGGCATCTGTCGCGTCGCTGGTCCTGATGATGACCGAACCCACCATCAAGCAGCGCATCCGCGCCAAGTGGAAGAGCAAATGACCCCGATGTCATCAATCCTGTTCCTCGACTTCGAAACCAGCAGCTACGCGGATTTGCCTGCGATCGGGGCTCTGGCCTACGGCAAGCACCCGACCACCAAAGTCCTGTGCGCTTGCTGGATCGAAATCAACATCAAGACGGGCGAGAAGAAGCGTGGCTACTGGATGCCCGAGCGTGACGCCTGCTCCGTCGGTCTGCCCAACGCCACGCTGCACGAATGGTCGGCCCTGCCCGAACCGCTTGCACGCCTTGCCCACGTCGAAGGTGCATACCTGATCGCCCACAACGTCGAGTTCGAGGTCGGGATCAACGGACTGCTTGGGATCGACGTGCCGAGCAACCGTTGCATCTGCACGTCCGCAATGGCGTCGTACTTCCGCCTGCCGCCTAATCTCGACGGCTGCGCCAAGAAGCTCGGCCTAGGCAGCAAACTTGAAGAGGGCAAGCACCTGATCGACAAGTTTTCGATCCCTGATGCACAGACCGGCTTGATGAATACCTGCCCGCCTTGGATGATGGACTCGATGCTCGAATACTGCATGCACGACGCCGAACTATGCATGGCGGTGTTCATGCGTATGCAGCAGGTTTTCCCAGAGTCCGAGCTTGAGGTGTTTCAGTGGCACCTCGGCGTGAACCGTCGCGGAATCCCGATCGATGTCGAACTGCTGCACAAAAGCCAAACTGTGGTCGCACGTCTCGACTCCGGCGTCCGCCTGCCTGCGTCATTCGACAAGTCGAAGCTCACCAGCGTGCCGTTTATCCGCGCATGGTTGGCCGAGCGAAAGATCACCGCCAACGATTTACGAAAAGAGACGGTCGAGAAGTTGCTCGGTGGCAAACTGACCAACGAGGTCCGCGCTGTGCTGATGTCCAGGCTCGCGATCAGCAAAGCCAGCTTCGACAAGCTCGACTCCATCGATGCCGCCCGCGTTAACGATCGGATCCTTGGTGGTCATCGTTACTACGGTGGTCACACTGGTCGGTTTTCATCCGGTGGCGTCCAGGTGCAGAACATCGCGAAGCCTCGCTACGGGCTGAACGTCCGCGACTGCATCACTGCCGTGCTTGAAGAAGACATGCCACTGCTTACCAAGATCACCGACGGTCGCCCAGCCGATGGCGTCGTGGCTTGCATGCGCCCGATCATCAAGGCCCCCGACGGTGAGGTGTTCATCATGGCCGACTACGGCCAGATCGAAGCACGTGGGGCCATGTGGCTCGCTGGTGATGAGAAGCACCTCGCCATGTGGCGACTCAATACGGACATGTATTGCGTGATGGCCAGCAAACTGTTCGGTCGAGCGATCACCAAAGCAGATGAGAAGGAACGTGACGTTGGCAAGCGTGCCGTCCTCTCGTGCTGCATGCAAATTGGCGGGCCACGCTTCGAGGAAGATTGCAAGGAGAAATACGGGCTCGATCTGTCTGTATTCGGCCTGACAGGGGACAAGGTGGTCAAGGCGTTTCGTGATGAGTTCCCAGCCCTCGCCGCCTACAAGACCGGGCTCTGGGCCAAGTTGCAGGCAGCGATCCTGCGCGTCGCCCGTGACCACGAGGAAACGACCGTGGCTGGAATTCGTATGACTTTCACCAGCGCTGGCCACGTCCAGGCTCGACTGCGATCTGGTCGCTGCCTCTTCTTCCGCGACACCCAGATCGTCGAGGGTCAGTACGGTGAAGAGGTCACCTACGCGAACTGGAACACCAAGATCCGCCAGTACACCCGCGAAGGTTTGTATGGCGGATCACTGACTGACATTTTCACGCAGGCAACTGCCAGCGATCTGCTCCGCCACGCTGTGCTGTTGATGGACAAGACGCCCGGTGCGCCGACCATCGTCGCCCACGTGCACGATTCGGTCATGGGCTGCTGCACCATCGATCGGAAGGACGAGGCCAAGCGTGTCCTGTCCGAATGCATGACCGCCGCGCCTGATTGGGCAGCAGGCTTCCCGATCAAGGTCGATATCGGCATTGCCGATCGATTCATGAAGTAGTCGCGTCACCCGTTGCAACACCCACACCCGACGATACTGTCGGGCCTACACCACGAGGAACTTATGATCGCTCCCTTCACCAAGCCCTGCCACGCCTCCGTCCTGATCGACGGTCAGTTCGGTTCCACCGGAAAGGGTCTCATCGCCGCCTACCTCGCGCAGTTGAACGACTGCGACATCGCGACCACAAACGCCTCGGCCAACGCCGGTCACACGACCGTCATCGGCAAGAGAAAGTTTGTCTGCTTCCACACCCCGACCTTCGCCGCGATCAATCACAGCGCCAAGGTTTATCTCAATGCTGGCGCGATCATCGATCCCGACGTCCTGCTCAAAGAGGTCGAAGAGTTCGGCCTCGCTCACCGGCTCGTCATCCATCCTCACGCCGCGATCATCACTGACGCCTGCCGCGAGTTCGAGAAGGACAAGACCAGCGGAGCAGCCAAGATCGCTTCGACGCAGAAGGGCGTTGGTGCGGCACAAATGGCCAAGATCAGCCGCAAGGGACCGGTGGCCAAGGACATCAGTTCGATCAGCCGGTGGATCGGCACGATGGACCTCAACAAGCAGATGGGACTTGGCGCTCGCGTCGTGGTCGAGGTGCCGCAGGGCTTCGGCTTGTCGGTCAATTCCGGCTTCTGGCCCTACACGACCTGCCGTGAGGTCTCGGTGTCGCAAGCCCTTGCTGATGCCGCGATCCACCCGTCATTCCTCGGCTACACGATGATGACCGCCCGCACCCACCCGATCCGCGTTGGCAACCTGATCGACAAGGAGACCGGCAAGGAGATCGGCTACTCTGGCCCGGTGTACAACGACCAGAAGGAACACACTTGGGAGGAACTCGGTCGCGAACCCGAACTGACCACCGTGACCAAGCGGATCAGGCGTATCTTCTCGTGGTCGGATCAGCAGTATCAGCATTCGCTGTCGATGCTGCGCCCCGACTACGTCGCACTCACCTTCTGCGACTACATGCCCTCGGCTGACAAGCTGTGGGAACTGGTCAGGCGCATGACTCAGGCCGGCAAGGTGCCGACCCTGCTGTCCTGCGGACCGGACGTCGCGGACGTTTACACGACCTCCGCGATCGACGACATGGCCATGCGCCTCTTCGCGCAGGGTGGTGCCAAGTGAGCGGGTTCCCTCTCGGGATTGGGATCGAAGACGTCCGCCCCGCGCTGCGCGAGTTCGCGGTCGAAATGGAGCGCAAGCTCCGTGACAACGACCACAAGACCGAAGCGACCAAGATGCCGACCGAACTCCTGTTGCGTCGGCTGCAGGCTGAGGTCCTCGAACTCGAAGTCGCCACCAAGTACGAGGGTGAGAAGGCGGTGAAGAGCGAAGCTGCCGACGTGGCGAACTTCGCGCTGTTCGTCTTCGCCCGCGCTGCCAAGATGACGATCAAGAGGGACGCATGACCGAGCTATCAAACGAGTTGTCACCAGAAGGAAAGGAACTAATCCGCTTGTTCCTGACTCGTACAAAGGAACTGGCTGATGCATCAAAAGCTCTGGCTCGTGCGAAGGACCAATTGGAAGCAGCACAGGCGAGGCTGGCCACGGTGGACAAAGCACTACGTGAATCCGCACCCTCTGATGCCTTGCGCCTGACTATGCTGATGGATTCGCAGTCCTGCTTCATAGTCACGGTCGGGCGGACCGCTATCGGCGTCGAGGTACTCCCACTCCTATCCTTTGAGCAGAGAATATGAAGGACCTTCGCACTCTCAGCCACGTCCCGCGTTGGGTCGTGCTTCGCGTCATCCACCGGCAGTCGGTGGCCGATCACTCGTACTATGTCGCGGTCTATGCCTCGCTCATGGCGACGACTGAGGATCTCAGCGATGCCACCCGGGCGGGACTTCTCGAATACTGCCTGTTCCACGACGTGGCCGAATCCTTCACGGGCGACATGCCCGGTCCGGTCAAGCGTTCATCGTGCGACCGGGTCAAGCTCAACGCATATGAAGATGCGGGGCTGGTCAATCGCGGGCTCGGATTTGCAGTGACCGATCCGACTCCGTTCGTCAAGCGGTTGTGTGTCATCGCCAATTTGCTCGACGAGGTATGTTACCTCAAGGGTGAAATCCGCCTTGGCAATCATGAGGCCCGGGCGGCACTGGTGCTGAGCATGATCAGGCTGACCAAGGCTCGCGAGTCGCACCCGTCCGACCCGCCTCTCGACCCTGACACCGAAAAGCTGATCGACGAAATCATCGCGTGCGAGTCTCTCGAACAAAGCCTGCCGATCGAAACCACCACACCAGACAAGGCATAACCATGGACCACCTCAGTCAGAGCGGAGCCTGCGCGTTCCGCAATTGCCGCAAGTTCGCATACCTCCGTTACGAACATAACCTCGCCCCGAAGGCGGAAGACGACACCGTCTTGTCGCTGGGCAAGCTCATCCACAAGGGGCTCGAAGTCCTGCTGCTCTCGCGCAAGACCGGCAAGAAGATCAACGTTGACGCGATCGTTGACGCGATGAAGACCGAGAAGCCGAAGGACCCGCACCACGTCTTTGTTGCAGTCGAGGCTGTGAAGGCGTACGACAAGCGCTGGCCCGACAGCGAGTACGAGGTTTACTCGGTCGAGGACGAGTTCGAGCTTCCGCTGCTGAACCCCGACACCAACAGTCCATCGCGGACGTTCTACCGCACGGGCAAGATCGATGCGATCTTCCGCAAGAAGGTCGATGGGACGTTCTGGTTGGTCGAACACAAGAGCGCTGGCCGAGTTGATGCCGCCTACATGCGCAAGCTGTGGCTCGACTTCCAAATCGCGTGGTACGTCGATGCCGCGCAGCGGTTCCTCGGCAAGCCACTCGCTGGCGTGATATATGACATCTTGATGAAGCCCGCCACTGCTGACCTCGTGCCCGACAAGGGCGAGACTGAGGGAGAGTTTGAAGAGCGGAGGTCGAAGCTCAAGAATCCGAAGGCAGGCAAACGCAAGATGCCCGAGACTGAGGCCGAGTTCGAGGCCCGCGTCGTCGAGTTCTACACGAGGCCGGACGCATTCGTGCGTGAGGAAGTCCTACTCAAGGAAGAGGACATCATGACCATGCTCAAGGAAGCGTGGGACATCGGCCAAGCCTGGATCGACGCGAGGGCCAAGAATCGTTGGTACCGCAACACCGCGTTCTGCTTCCAGTGGAACAAGCCCTGCATCTTCCTCCCGATCTGCCAGTCCTACGACAACCCGCTCGTCATTGAGTCGGGATTCACCAAACGCGATAGCACTGCCCAAACGACTAAACCGGCCTTCTGACCGGTTGATTGCTCGCGGCAGTGCGTTACGATCCCACCCATACAGGTGAGTCCCGACCTCTGACAGGGACAACAAGGAGGGCGCAATGCCCATATCGAAGAACACCACCCGGCCAGCGCTGCATAAGCAGACCGGCCTGATCTACGGACCGCCGAAGGTCGGCAAGTCCACTCTGGCAAGCCAGATCCCCAAAGCCCTCTTCCTGGCAACCGAGCGTGGTCTCGACCAGTTGCCCGCCGACCGCTGGCAGAACGCCGATGGGCAGTACGTCATCACCACGTGGGACGACCTGCTGCTCGCCACCAAGGAAGCCGTCGAGTCGAAGTACGAGGCCATCATCATCGACACGATCGGCAACGCCTGCGCCCTCTGCGACGCCTACATCTGTGCCAAGAACGGTGAGGACTACAAGGGCGACGGCAAGCTGGGCTACGGCAAGGGAACCGCGCTCATCATCAACGAACTGAAGCGCTACCTTACCAAGCTGTCGGCCCAGGGACTCGGGGTGTGGATGCTCGCGCACAGCACCACCAAGACCGAGACCAAGCGCACCGGCAACATCGAGAAGGTCGTGCCCTTCCTGCCCGGTGACAACAAGGCTGGTGAACTCTACAACGCGATTGTTGGCATGGTTGATAACGTCTGGTTCATCGAAGTTCCAGCCGGTGGCTCCGCTCCGCTCCTGCACACCAAGCCGGGTGGGACCTTCGATGCTGGCGACCGCTCGGGCCGACTGCCGACCGGGCTCGCCACTGACGCCCACACCTTTGATACCCTGACCAAGGCGTATGCACCTGCTGCGCCTTCTGCTCCTGCCTCCACCACCCACACCGCGAACAGCAAGAAAGCCTGACCCCATGGGACTGCAAGACCTCGACGACCTCTACGACAAGACCGAAGCCGCCGTTAGCAAGGGCGGACCGCTGCCCGATGGCAACTACGAAGCGCACCTCGACCGGATCGAACTGACGCAGTCATCGAACGGCAACGACATGCTCGTGTTCGAAGTGATCGTCGATGAAGGCGATTTCGCTGGTCGCCACCACACCTTCAACCGTGTGATCACCGAACAGACACTCTCGTACGTCAAGTCCGACCTCAAGGTGTTCGGCTACACCGGCAAGCTGTCCGCCCTCGAAGACTCCAACAACCTCGTGCCGTTCCTCGACCAGAAGTTGCAGATCGCGGTCCGCTCGAAGGGACAGACGGTCGTGAACGGCAAGACCTACGACAACAAGAATACCTATATCAACCCGCCTAAGGGAGCCAAACCCGCTGCCGCCCCTGCTCGTCAGGCCCCGGCCCCGGCCCCTACTCGTGAAGTCCAGGCGACTGTTGATCCGCCTGCCGCCCCGGCTGCTGCCATCCCACCGCCCGCCGCCAACAGCCGCACGGGTGGCATCACCAAGCGGACTGTGGTCAAGGGACCCCGCAACGGAGGGGACGAGCCCCCCTTCTGACGCCCCGTCCTGACCCACGGAAGACACAGGAGGGGTCGCCGGTACTTCGGTGGCCCCTTCTGCGTTCTGTGGTCAGGGAAATACCTTCCTGTGCAACGGAGATACCATGATCACAGTCATAACCAGTGCCGCCCATCCGGCCACCCCACCACCCACCTCACCCACTGCCGCCCCAACGATCAACCAGACCCTAGCTGAAAGAGGGTCCCGGTATGGGTCCTTCACCGGACACGCCAGGGTTGCTCAGGCAATCAAGGCGATCATGCGCAACCACGACCGGGCCAAGTGGGACAGCATGGACAACGACCAGAGGGAAGCCCTCGAAATGGTCGCCCACAAGATCGGGCGGATTATCAACGGAGACCCCGACTACGAAGATTCCTGGCGCGACATCGCCGGATACATCACCCTGGTTTCGGCTCGGCTGCTCGAAGAGCAGACCAAACCCAAACAACAGTCAATCGTACTCGGGCAAGAAGACGATGGCCAGCCCGACTAAGCCCGATTGGCAGGCCATTGGCAAGAAGTCGGCCAAGGATGGCGAACTGACTGAAAAGGACGTCGCTGCAGCGTTGACCGCCCGGGGGCTGCTCATGGTTGAGCGGGTCGAGACTGGATGGAAGGTCCTGCGCGGACCGGGCGGTCGGATCACTGCAGCCTTCCCGATCAAGAAGGTTGCTGGTGACTTCCGTGCCATCTTGCCCGGTGGGCGGTCGGTGTTGGTCGAGAGTAAACTGCGCAAGGGCGAACGGCTGACCTGGACCGACTTTCAGAAGCACCAACACGAAGCACTGCTTGAGCACCACACGATCGGTGGTCTGTCGCTCGTGGCTTGGACCTGTGATCACGGGCTCGTGATCGTAGAGTATTACAAGCTGCTCGAACTCGGATTTAGGCCCAAATATGGGCTCTCGTGGGAAGACGTCAACAGTAATCAGGATGTTCCGCCCGCGATCGCCGCATCGCGCAAGTATGACAACGCGTCCTCGTCGCAACCATCGCGACCGAGGTTGACATATGGGGTGTCCGGTGGCGGGTTC